ATGCGCTTTCAAATAAAGTTTGGCGTATGCGTAACTTGTATAAGATACAACCGAAAGAGACGCCCGGGTCTCTTTCAATTGTTGATTATATACCTAACGCCGTTCAAGAAAAGATTATGCAATGCAAACATAAAAGAAAGATTATACCGAAAAGTCGGCAACACGGTGTAACTACGCACATAGCTATACATTATTTAGATGAAGTACTATTTAATTCTTTAATGACAGCGTCTATCATCGCACATAGAGAAGCTGACGCAATTAAAATATTTGCTAAGAAGATTAAGTTTGTCTACGAACATATCGACGAGAAGTATAAAGTTTTTATTCCAAAAGTTGTTCGTGAGTCAAGATTTATGTATGAGTTCAGTAACGAATCTGTGATTAGTGCAGACACTACTGTACGTTCAACAACGCTTAACTATCTACACGTTTCAGAGCTATCACAGCTATATTTTATGAATCCTGAACGAGCTAATGAAGTGAAAACGGGGGGATTCCCGGCTGCTGAATACGGCGAAATATCTATCGAGAGTACTATGAAAGGTCGTTTAGGTATCATGTATGATATATGTGAGAAAGCAAAAGCTATCAAAGATTCTAAGCGAGAATTAAGTTCAAAAGATTTCTACTTCCTTTTTTTTGGGTGGCAAGATGACCCGAACAATAGATTATTTGAAGATTTTAGTATTACACAAACGACACGTGACTATGCAAAGAAACTCAAAGAAGAACATAGCATAGAACTAGATGACGCACAGTTAAAATGGTATCAGAAGACGCATGAGTTGCTCGGTGACGATATGAAGCAAGAGCATCCAACAACGTATGAAGAAAGTGTAGAGAATACAAACGAAGGAACATATTTTAGCAAGCAACTCAATCAAGCATATCAAGAGAATCGTATATGTCATGTTGCTTATGATTCGTATGCGAATGTGTACGCAAGCTTTGACATTGGTAGAAGCGATTCGACAGCGATCTGGGTATTTCAGCTAATTCAAGGTAAGATATGCTATATAAATTATTTTGAAGCTAATGGAGAAGATCCTGGTTTTTATCATACATGGCTCGACAAATTAAAATATAAAGTTAGAACTGTCGTACTTCCGCACGACGCTAAAGCGAAGGCTCCCAGCGCATCAGAAAGTTATGAAGACATTTTTTTAAGGTTGGGATATGAAGTTTACATACCGAAACGTGACGAACACGAAATAAACGGTATCAACAAAGCAAGAAATGCATTCAATCTCTGTTACTTCGACGAAATAAAGTGCGATCGTGGTATAGAATGCTTACAAAAATTTAGAAAAGAGTACGACACAAAACATGATTGCTATCGTACGAAGTCTGTTCATGATCAGTATAGCGATGGTGCAAAGTCTTTTATTTATTCAATTCAGGGTGCTGAAATTATAAACGGCAATCGTTCATATAGTGATTCTCTAAAAAAACATCGTCAAGTCGTTAAAGAAAGAAAATTCAATTTTTAATATACGCAAATTAAATTTTTAATGTAATGTGTAGTAAAAAGTTTATTATGGTATTACGTTTGACTGATTATTCGCTATGTTCAGAATTTAAAGAAAATTGTAAGTATGCGCAAGATTATTGGGCACCGTTCTTGCGTGATTGTCAAATTTATACTTTAGCTTCATCAGGTTATACATGGAGTAATGAAGAGCGTAGAATGCTTGAAAAGCAGGGTAGAGAGCCGTTAGAGTTCAATATTATGCGACGCTCACTACAGTTTTTTTCGGGTTACTTACGTGATAATATAAATCAAATAATTTATAGTCCCGTCGAGGGTAGTGATCAAGCTACAGCCGACCAATTTACAAAATTATCTTACTATATTTGGGATAAAGGGAATGGCTATAATAAGTTTTTGAATGCTTCTGATGAGTGTTTTAAAAGCGGTATATCGCTTTGCGGTATACAAATGGACTATAGTAAAGATTTTATTAATGGCGACATCGAATTTTACTCTCGCACGTACAATAGCTTCTACTTAGACCCCACTTTTTCAAGTATAGATTTAAAAGACTGCTCATTTGCTATTACGAGAGACTTGATTAGCAAAGAATACGCTAAGCAGTTGATGCCGTTCATAGATCCAAAAAAAATTGATGAATTGGGGAGCGGTTTTAGAGACGACAAGTTCATGCAATACCATCCTGAGTTCACAACTTTTTCAAGGAAACGTGATCTTGTCGCTTATGATCAATATTATAAACGCATAACGAAAAACAGGACTTTTTTAGTCGATTTAGACAGCGCATTTTATCGAGATATTACTGATCTTTCAAAAGAAGAAATGGACAAATTAAAGTTTGGTCTTGGTCGTTTAGAGCGATTGAGAAATAGCGATGAATTTGATGAAATGAATCAAGATGAGATCCCGAACGTTGAAATACGAAAAGTAGAAAGGCCATTTGTTGAACTAAATATCATGCTGAATGGGCAAGACTTGTTTTCTGGCGATGATAAAACAGGTGTAGTTGATACTTACCCATTTGTCCCTTTAATTTGTTATATGGAACCATCGATTTGGATGCCTTCACAGCGTCTTCAAGGCATATCTGCTTCATTGTGGTCAAATCAAAGGCAGTTCAATAAGCGTCATATGAAAATTATAGATATGATGGACTCTACAATAAGTACTGGATTTAAGTACTTAATCGGCTCTGTAGAAGACCCCCAGGATCTTCAGCAATCGGGTCAAAATAAGATAATTGGTATAGACCCGAAATCTCCACAGGGTATTGACTCTGTACAAGAATTACATGGCGGAGGTGCAAATCCTGCACTTGTTGAATATCAGCAAGTTTTAGATCAACTTTCTTTAACGCTATCAAATGTTAACGAATCGGTTTTAGGTGTAGATGACAAAGGGAATACTCAGATTTCAGGAAGACTTGCACAAGTAAGAATCGCGCAGGGGCTTAGGGGAAATAGGAAGATATTTGATAACGTAGAAGATGCTCAAAGAATCCTTGGACACGTTATTTTAAAATGTATTCAGTCGAATTATCCTCCTGGAAAGGTTCAGAGAATACTCGCAGAAGAGCCGACAGAGCAATTTTATGAGAAGCAATTCGAGCAATACGATGCTGTAACAAAAGAAGGTGTGCGTTCTCAGTCTCAGAGAGATGCTTATTATTACGAGCTAGTGAATCTTAAAAGAGAGGGTATTGTTGATGTTCCTCAGAGCGAGATTATCAATGCGATGGCTATGGCAGGACTTAGTGATCTGCAAAATGCAATAAAAGAACAAGAAGAGAAGCAAAAGGTTCAGCAAGAGAAAATAGATGCTCAAGAACGTTTAGCTATGGAACTTGGAAACAGTCAGAAAGAGCAAAATCTTGCACTTGCACAAGAGCGAAGAGCTAGAGTTGTTGCTGATATTTCATTAGCTTCAGAGCGTTCTAGTGAAGCTGAAGAGAATAGAGCACAAGCAGCGTTAGCAAGAGCAAAAACTATAACAGAGATAGCGACATTAGAAGATGACAGAATCATGAAAGTTTTAGAGTTCGTGAATATGCTTGAGCTTCAAGAGCAACAAGATAGAGAAGTCATAAATAATGATATTCATATGAAAGCAGATCAGATTAATTCTGAAACACAAGGTTCATATGAAAATGAAGGGATGCAAGCAGTACAACAAGCAACACAACAATCAAATATGCAAGAAAATCAAGGAGAAATGTTATGAAAAAGAAAAAAGGAATGAGTTCTGTTAAAGGAATGTATTCAACAAAAGATAATCCTATGAAGCAGCCTTCACGTGTTCCTCATGGCTTTTCAGGTGGGGCTAATCCAGATGCTAATAAAGCAATGAAATTATGCAAGAAAGCGTATGAGCAAGAAGATTCACACCGTGGAATTGGAATGTAATATGCAAAAAATGAGTCAATGCCCAGTGAGTGGACTAATTTTACCTACCAAGTTTATCGACGAAAAACAGTCGTTAAAAAGATTAATAGACAAAGTAGTGGAGAAGGCGGTTAATTCAATAGGACATGTGAAAGAAAACTATTTTCTTCAGATTCATGCAAGTTTTGATAAAGAAAACCCAAGTATTTTTAAAATCAGTCAGCCGATAGCTACTTTAAAGATACCAAGTTTTAGAAGTAACACAATGGTGTTTTGGGTAAGTCCATGCAGAGGTATTTGTGAAATGCTTTGGATGGTAGCCCCGAAACAAAAGGGTGAAAAACTAAAAGTAGAATTTAACAAGAAGGGAGTTGCTTATTTGCAAGCAAAGCAAGCAATGCCTTCTAAGCCATCGCAGCAGGCTAAATAAGCTCGTAATCGTGACACTATTCACGTTAAAAAAGGGATACTATGTTAGATACAGATGAAGTCATAGAGCATCAAGAAGCGGATACTAAAGTTGAAGTCAGTGAAGTTTTAGAAACAATGAACGAGGATCACTCGAGTATTGGTGATGAAAGTACGCAAGACAGTCAACAAAAAACAGTGCCAC